TTCTTGAATGACATTAAGCTTGATATTGATACAGCAAAAAAAGAATAAAAGGGGACACTTGGCTTAGGTTTGAGTTTTTCCTAGCAACAGAACTCGGTAAGACAGTACAGGAACTCAGGCTCAACATGACTGAGGCAGAGCTAATATATTGGGCTGGTTATTATGAAATAAAGCATGACGAAGAAAAGAGGGCTTTGCAACGACAAAAACGCAATTCAAGGTAATATAGAATAAAGGTTTTTTTATTTGTGGCAGAGTCAGTCGTTAGATTAAAGGTTGATGCCAGCGGTGCAACTAAGGCTTTAAATGGTGTCCAACAAAAAACTAATGCACTACAGAAATCATTTGGTGGGTTGCAGAGTGCGATTGCTGGAGTTGGTTTTACAGTTATTGCAAGTCAAGCGGTGAAAGCTTCGGCAAATTTTGACAAATTAAATGTAAGACTTGGTTTATTGACCAAAGCTAATGGTACTTTCGCAAAATCGCAACAGATAGCCGCAGATGCCCAGAAAGCTTTTGGCCTTAGTTCTACGGAGGCTCTTGAGGGAATTACAGATATTACAGCAAGATTAGCTCCTTTGGGTGTTTCAGTTGATGACATCAAGAGTACATTTTTTGGATTTAATACTGCCGCCAAATTAGCTGGTGCATCAGCTATGGAATCGTCCAACGCATTTAGGCAACTAGCACAGGCTCTCGGCTCAGGAAGGCTGGCTGGTGATGAATTTAGAAGTATATCTGAACAGATCCCAACATTATTACAACCTATTGCAAATGAACTTAATGTCCCAATAGGAAAACTTAAAGAGCTTGCTGCTGAAGGAAAACTAACAAGTGATGTTGTTTTGAGGGCTTTAAGAAAAATTGAAACTGACGGAGCAGCTTCATTAAAAGAGTTAGTAGCAAATGACCCAACACAAATATTCAAAAACTTTACTAATGCAACACATGATCTTTCCAGAGCTTTTGGTGACGAACTAAGACCCGCAGTTGAAGGTGTTACAAAATTACTTACTGATCTAATAACTAAAATTTTAGAGTTTTCTCAAACTGATGCTGGTAAGGCTGCAATATTAATTACAAAAATTGCTGTAGCTGCAAAACTTTTGGCAGTTACAATTCCTCTTGTAACAGGTGCATTTACAGCTTTGTTAGTCAAAATCAATATGGTAGGAGTTTCTGCTGTTGCTGCCTCTGGAGGTTTTACTGCTATGCAAACAGCCGCATTATTGGCCGCTGGTGGTATAGGAAAGACGACTCTTGCTCTTGGAGCTTTAAAAATAGCTATGGCAACAACTGGGATAGGTTTGCTTGTTGTTGGTGTCGGTGCTTTAGCAACTCAATTCATGAAAGCTAGAAGAGAAGCAAAAGAGTTTCAAGACTTAATTAATGAAGGTGGCCAAGAAGATGTCCAAAAAGCCTATGACGATCAGTTTGAAATTATCAAAAAAATTGAGAAGCAATTAGCAGAGTCTGGCAAAAGAGGAAAAAGTAGATTGTTTACAAAATTAGAAGAAGAAAAGGCAGAGTTAAGAATGTTAGAGGGAAGGTTAAAAACACTTGAATCTGAAGAAAAAATCACAGAGGCTAAGAAAAAACAAAACGAAGAAAATAAAAAAGCAGAAGAATCTTTGAAAAAGCAACAAGAAGAAACAGACAAATTAAAAGAAAAAATGGCCGCTGTGGGAGAAGAGATTGAAAGCAGTATTAAGAATAATCTAAGGGACGCTATAACTGGAGCTAAAACATTCGGAGAAGCCATGACAAACGTATTAAACCGCATAAGAGATAAAATACTTGACGCACAGATAGACAAGCTTATTGGTGGCTTTGGAGAGGCTTTTGGTGCGGGTGCAAGTGGTGGAGAGAAAAAAGGAATTGGAGGATTTCTTGGTGGAATTATTGGAGGATTGTTTGCAAATGGTGGTCAACCACCTGTAAATAAAGTTTCTGTAGTTGGCGAGAGAGGGCCTGAGCTATTTGTTCCTACCTCAAAAGGCACAATTATTCCTAATGGTGGATTTGGTGGAGATTCAGTTACAAACGTCATCACTGTAAACGTGGACGCAAAAGGCTCGTCAGTACAGGGTCAAGATGCTGAGGGTAATGAACTTGGGCAACAAATAGCTATTGCTATACAATCAGAATTAGTAAAACAAAAAAGGTCTGGAGGTTTATTAGCATAATGGCCGCATTTCCCGCTTTTAATCCACAGTATTCGACTCAAGAAACAGTTAATCAAGACAATCAAGTTGTAGAACTGGGTGACGGATTTCAACAACGACTTGTCTTTGGGTTGCCAGCGAATAAAAGACTTATTTCACTAAATTTAACTTTTAATCTTTCAAATACAGACGCAGCAACTGTTGACACTTTTCTTGATGCAAGATTTGACGATCAAGAAAGTTTTGACTTCACACCACCACATCACACAGCAGCTTTAAAATTTATATGCACAAGCAGAACTAGAACCGCTATTCTTTCAAATCGAGTGATAATGAATCTTAGTTTTTCTCAGGTAGCAGAACCATAATGGCAATTCCTATCTCTGAGTTACAATCAATAAATCCTAGTTCTATAATCGAACTTTTTAAACTTGAACTTGTTGAGGGTTTGCATTATGCAACAGGAAATCCATCTTCAGTTCCTACAGTATTCAGATTTCATGCTGGTACAAGTATGAATAGTAATTCAAATTTAGTCTGGCAAGGTGACTCTTATGAGAGATTTCCAATAACTGCGGGAGGTTTTGCCTTTTCTGGATCTGGTCAGATTCCAAGACCAACTCTTCAAATGAGTAATTTAGGAGGGATCACTAGAAGTGGCTCTGTGATTACTGTTACTGATTTGTTGATTATTGTTAACTTAACAACACCACATAATGATTTGCTTGGGGCAACTTTAAGAAGGCTGCAAGTATTAGCAAGCAGTCTTGATAATGCCAATTTCAGCAGTGGGAGCAACCCTTTTGGAACACCAAACTCTAATGAATTACCTCAAGAAATTTTTTTAATAGATAGAAAAACTCTTGAAACAAGGGATATTGTTGAATTTGAATTAGTTTCAACTCTTGATACTGAAAATAAAAGAATCCCCGCAAGGCAAATCACAAGGGCTGAATTTCCAGCAGTATCATCATTTTTAAATAGATAAATGGAACAGTGGAAACTAGATGCTTTTAATCATGCTGTAAGATGTCAGCCTTTAGAGTGTTGTGGCATTTTGGCAAAAAATAAAAATAAAATTGAGTATTGGGAGTGTAAAAATGTTGCGAAAGATAATCCAGAATACAGCTTTGTCATTGATCCTCTTGACTGGGCATATTGTGAGGATAATGTAGACGAAATTATTGGAATTATTCATAGTCACCCAGAGGGTGAGTTTAAATTTAGTGATAATGATATTGCTAGTTGTAATTATTTAGATATACCTTTTTATCTTGTAGAACCATCAACAAAAAGTATTATTCATATAGAGCCGCAACAATTATGAAAAAAATAAGAGTCTACGGAAGATTGCGAAAATTTCTTGGAAAAGCCGAATTTGAGGCAGATGTTTCCAGTCCTTTAGAGGCTTTAAGTTTTTTAAATTGTAATTTTAAAGGTGTTGAAGAACACATGGCACAGCAACCTTATACGATTATGTGCGGTGATGTTGCGATTTCTGAAGAGTTAATTAATCTACAAACTGACTCTGATATAAAAATTATCCCTTTAGTTCATGGTAATTTCTTCAGTTTAGTTGTTGGTTTCGCTTTAAAAACTTTTGCCAAAAAAGTTGTTTTACCAAAATTATTGACAACTATTATTTCAACAGTCGCAACTCAAATGATATTTTCTGGGATAAACAATCTACTGACACCACAAAGACAGAATAATAGAAGTGCGGCTTCAGAAATGGATAGAACCGATCCATCTGCTTTTGCTGCAAACTATTCATTTACTGGCCTCACAAATGTTAGTCAAGCTGGTGTTCCTGTTAATTTAGTTTTTGGAGAGATTCTAGTTGGATCTATAACAGTTTCAAATGGAGTCGATACTGTACAAGTAGAGGGGACAAATTAATGAGTATTAAAGAATTTGACCAGAATACGACACTCAGCAACCCTGATCTGCCGTCAGACGCACTTTCAAGTAAGCAGTTCATCACAGTTGTGGACGTTATATCAGAGGGAGAAATTGCTGGATTTGCAACACCACATAAGAGAGGGATTGCATCTTCAAACGCTGCATATAAGACAGCTTGCAAAACCGATATTTTTCTAAACAAAACACCTGTCCTCAATGTTGCATCAGGATTAACAGATGCTGAGTTTTTAGCCAAAGTTCAGAATCCCGAAGATACAGACTTCAACTTTAAAGATGTGGGCTTTGATTTTAGGCTAGGGACAGCAAATCAAACTTTTATCGGTGGAATAAAAAATATTGAAAGTGAAAATCCAATAGGTACAGCAGTCACTACATCAACACCAGTGACGCACACTGTAAGCGATACAAATGTCAATGCTGTCAGAGTCACTGTGAGATTTGGTAATTTACAAAAATTTGAAGATGATGGGGATATAAAAGGAGTTGAAGTTCAACTAAGAATTAAAACTATTGAAAATGATGGAACTACAACAACAGTTATTACAGATACGATAAAAGGAAGATCATCAAATGCTTATTTTAGAGATTATTTAGTAAATTTTACTTCGACAACTTCTTTTCCTGTACAGGTTAGATTAGAAAGAATCACCGCTGACAGCACTGACTCAAGCTTGCAAAATGCTTTTAGTTTTTCTTCCGCAACAAATATTATTTTTCAACAAAATGCTTATCCAAATACAGCACATTTAGCTCTAAGACTTTCAGCAGAACAGTTCCCAAGAGTTCCTAATAGAGTTTTCAAACTTAGAGGGATCAAAGTAAAAATTCCTCATAATGCCACTGTAGATTTAACAAATGGAAGAATTACATATTCTGGAACTTTTAATGGAACTTTCAAAACAGACAAAGAATGGACAACAGATCCAGCATGGATTTTATATGACGTTTTATCTAATACTAGATATGGCTGTTCTATTCCAGAATCAAGTTTAAATAAATTTACTTTTAAGACAGTTAGTGAATATTGTGGAGAGCTTGTAGATGATGGTGACGGAGGGCAAGAGCCACGTTTCTCATTGAATGTGAATATCACCCAGCAACAGGCCGCATTTGATATGATTAATGACCTTTGTTCTGTGATGAGGGTTATGCCTTTTTATGAGGCTGGCAGTATTTCAATCAGTCAGGATTCCCCAAAATCATCAAGCTTTTTGTTTACAAATGCTTCAGTTACAAAAGAAGGTTTTACATATACTGGCACAAGCTTAAAGACTAGACACACAGTAATAAATGTTTCTTATTTTGATTTAGATACTCAAGATATTGATGTTGAAACTGTAGAGGCTGACGCTGCAACACAGGCCAAATATGGAGTTGTGACCAAAAATATTAACGCATTTGGTACAACTTCAAGGGGTCAGGCTCAAAGGTTTGGGAAATGGTTTTTGTTCAATGAGCAAAATTCTGGAGAAACGATTGCATTTACAACTACTATTGACGCTGGGGTAACTTTAAGGTGTGGAGATATTATTGAGGTTTCTGATTCACTTAAGGCTGGAGTGAGAAGAGGTGGAAGAATAAATAGTGCAAGTGGGACGACTATTACTTTAGATGATTTTGCAAACACTGATATTCCACCAATTACGCACACTGATAATTTTACTGAAAATCCGACTATCACTTGTATGTTGCCAGATAATACACTTGAAACAAGAAACATTACTGCTGTCACTAATAATGTTTTGACTATAAATTCAGCTTTTTCTACTAATCCAAACACAAATGCAGTTTATATTTTAGAGACACCAACTTTACAAACTACAACTTGGAGGGTTAATAATGTTTCAGAAAATGGTGATGGTACTTTTAATATTGCGGCATTAAGTCACAACTCTGGCAAATATGCTTTTGTTGAAGATGGAGAGGCATTGCCTACAAGATCATTCTCAACACTTACCGAAATCAAAGCACCACCGACTGGATTAGAGGCAAGTGAAAAAATTGTAGAAATCAATAAAAGAGCAGTTACAAAAATAATTCTTGACTGGCAAAATGTTTCTGGAGCTACAAAATATAGAGTTTATTACAGATTTGATAATGGTGCTTTTAGTCAATTAGAAACAACAGAGAGCAATATAGAAATACTAAACACAAAGCAAGGTGCTTATGAATTTAGAGTTTTCACATACAATGCTATTGGTGAGCCATCAGCAATACCAGCTATATTGCAGTTCTCAGCGGTAGGTTTTTCAGCAATTCCAGAGGACGTATCAAATCTTACTCTTGAACCAATAAATGATGAACTTGTTAGGCTTAGATGGACACAGACAACCTCGATAGATGTGAAATTTGGGGGGCAAGTGTATATCAGACATTCTCCCAGAACAGATGGCTCTGGTACTTTTTCAAACTCAACTGACATTATTGAGGCGATTTCTGGAATTTCAACAGAGGCAATAGTCCCCGCAAAATCTGGAGAATACGTTGTCAAGTTTCAAGATTTGAAGGGAAACTTTAGCTCTGGTGAAGCATCTGTAATACTGACTGTTCCATCACTTAGAGAAGAATTAGCATTGCCTCAAGTAAGAGAACAAACTGCTTTTTCTGGAACAAAAACGAATTTAACTGTCAATTCAAATCAACTAACTCTTACAAACCCAGCTACAAACCCCTCTGGTTCATATACTTTTGCAAATGTTTTAGATCTTGGTGCGACTTTTTCTTTGAGGATAAATTCACATATATTATCTAGCTCTGGAAATGTCTCTGATTTATTTGACGCAATCCCAGATGTTGATGCAAGAACTAATTTTGATGGAGCAGCCGCAGAAAAGTGTAATGGAACTTTACTGGTAAGAACAAGCACAGATGGCTCTAATTTTGGGTCTTACAATAAATTTCAAAGCGGAACATTTAGAGCAAGAGCTTTTGATTTTAAAGCAGAGCTAGAAACAGAGGATACAAACGAAAATATTTTAGTTCAAGAGTTAGGGGTTGATACTTTTCTACAGGCAAGAACAGAACAAAGCACCTCAATCATTGCATCTGGGGCTGGCAGCAAAGATGTCAGTTTTGCCGCACCCTTTTTCACAGGGACTTCAGCAATCGGAGGAAGTACGTCAGCTTATCCACCTAGTATTGGTATTACAGCACAGAACATGGCTAGTGGGGACTTTTTCGAGGTCACAAACATTACTGGTAGCGGCTTCAGAATAACGTTTAAAAATTCATCAAACAACGCAGTTAATAGAAATTTCAGCTATTCAGCGGTAGGATATGGGCGTGGAGGCTAACTAATGGCAAGAGTATCATCAACAGGTAAGGAAACATCAAGTAATTTTTCACCAGCTAATGGAACAGGGTCTGCTGTAAGGACAGCAATTAAAGATGTTTTTGAATCTATAAGAACATTGAATAGTGCGTCAGGAGATCCGTCAGGTGCGGCAAACCTCGCAGCTTTTCAACCTCATATCGACTCAGATACAAATTTGTTAAAGATAAGAAATGCCGCAAACTCAGCGTTTATAACTCTTGGAAATGTAAGTGAGGCAAATTTTGGTCATTTAGATTTGTCTGGTGGCACATTAACTGGAGTTCTTGGTTTGCCAAATGGATCAGCTTCAGCCCCCTCAATACATTTAGGAGATAGCACAACTGGGCTTTTTAGAAAAGGCAGTAATCAACTAGGTTTGACTTTTGGTGGAACAGAAAAAGCTTTTTTTGACCAAAATGGTTTGACATTACAAGCTCGAACAGACGTAAGATTTGCTGATTCTGATAGTTCTCATTATGTGGCATTACAGTCACCAGCTACAGTCTCATCAAATTTAACCTTAACTCTTCCAGCGACAGATGGGAGCAATGGTCAATTTTTAACAACAGATGGAAGCGGTAATCTAAGTTTCACTGCTAGTTCAAACAATTTAACAATAGGAAGCACAACTTTAACTTTGCCCGCTACTATTACAGCTTTAGCTGGTATGCACCAAATCGCACCCGCAGCAAACAACACCTACAGTTTGGGGACAAATTCTTTAAGATGGGCAAATGTATATGTGAATGATTTGGATTTGTCTAACGAAGGAAAAAGCAATGATATTGACGGAACTTGGGGTTCATATAAAATTCAAGAAGGTGAGGAAAATCTTTATTTAATTAATAGAAGAAATGGAAAAAAATACAAATTTAATCTTACGGAGGTGACTTAAATCATGGCTATAGAACCCGCAACTTATGACATGACAGTGCAAAGGCGGTCAGATCATAGTATTCAACTTGTGTTCAAAGATTCTAATGATGATGCAATTAATTTAACTGGATTTACTGTTGCTGCTCAAGTATGGGAAGAAACAAGAACAACAAAATATGCGGATTTTACAGTCACTTATACAAACAGGAATACTGGTACTATTGATATTGCTCTTACTGATACACAAACTGCAACTTTTAGTCCAAATGAACTTAAATATGACGTTTTACTTACAAATCCCTCTGGATTAAAAGAATATTATTTAGAAGGTACAATATATGTAAGTGAGGGCTACACTGCATGACTTCTGTAAACGTCACAACAACAAAAAATACAGTAACAGTAAACGAGGGTGATTCGACTGTCGTTACTGTGTCCACAGTCGGGCCTCAAGGCCCTACTTTTTCATCTTCTGGAACTACTTTGAATGATTCAAGCAAAGTAGACGGCTCTGTAGTGTTTTTTGATTCGTCTAGTGGTACATTTAAAGCAGACAGCACAACCACAAAACTCACACTTGTCAATGGAGGAAATTTTTAGATCATGTCTAATACTATAAGAATTAAAAAAAGAGCAGCCTCTGGAAGTGCGGGCGCACCCTCTAGCTTGTCTCCATCAGAATTAGCATTTAACGAAGCGGATCTGAAATTATATTATGGTTTTGGTGATAATGGTTCTACCCCACCATCTGCAAGCTCAATTATTACTGTTGGTGGTGCTGGTGCATTTTTTAATAAGACAGATACAAGAACTGCAAATACTGTTTTATCAGGCCCTACAAGTGGATCTGCGGCTGCTCCTACATTTAGAGCTTTAGTTGCTGCTGATTTACTTAAATTAAATGAATTTACTGCTCCTGATGGTGCTGTGAGTCTTAACAGCCAAAAGATTACAAACTTGGCTGATCCAACTGCTGATGCTGACGCTGCGAACAAAGGTTATGTTGATGGCGTTGCACAAGGGCTTGATGTAAAAGACTCTGTTAAGGCTACAACAACAGCAAATATTACACTTTCTGGAACTCAAACAATAGATGGAATTTCTTTATCTGCTGATGATAGAGTTCTTGTTAAAAATCAAAACACAGCTTCAGAGAACGGACTGTACCTTTGCAAGGCAAGCTCATGGACAAGGACTGATGACTTAGCTGCTGGTGCTGATGCGGCTGGTGCTTTTGTATTCGTTGAGCAAGGTACTGTTAATGCCGAAAATGGTTTTGTTTGTACGAGTAACAAGGGATCAGCGGTTGTTGGCACTAATAATTTAACCTTTGCTCAATTCTCTGGTGCTGGACAAATAACTGCTGGTGATGGATTAGATAAGTCTGGCAATACACTTTCATTAGATCTCAAATCAAATGGTGGAGTTGTTTTTGAATCAACTGAATTAGCTGTTGATCTGGGAGCTAGTTCTATCACTGGTACATTAGGAGTTTCTGATGGAGGTACAGGAGCAACTTCGGCCTCAAATGCAAGGTCAAATCTCGGTCTAGTAATTGGCACAAATGTTGAACCACACTCAGATAAGCTTACAGAGCTTGCAACTATGGGTCAGACAACAGCAAATGCCTTAGCTGATTTGTCAGAGGCTGAAGTTCAGATTCTTGATGGTGCAACTGTTACGACTGCTGAGTTAAACGTCATGGACGGAGGCACATCTGCAACATCAACCACTTTGGCCACAGCAGATCGTTTTGTTTGCAACGATAATGGAACAATGAAACAAGTAGCACTCAGCGATCTTGTCACGTTCTTGGAGGACGGATCAACTTCTGGTTTTGATGTTAACGGAGGAACATATTAAAACTAATCATCAGGAGGTGACTCAATGGCTAATACAATCAAACTCAAGCAAGGATCTGGAAGTGACCCAAGTGCAAGTGATCTTGTTCTAGGTGAACCAGCGATTAGAACTGACACAGGTGAGTTATTTCTAAAAAAAGATGATAATTCAGTAGCAAAAATATCAGGTGGTGGAATATCTGATGGAGATAAAGGAGATATTACAGTATCAAGTTCTGGTGCAACTTTTACTATTGATAATGGGGTTATAAATAACGCAAAAGTAGCTTCTAATGCAGCAATAGCAGGGTCAAAAATTGATCCTAGTTTTACTTCTGGAATAACTATTACTAATACTGCTCCTTCACTTGCTTTTGTAGATTCAAATAATAATAGCGATTTCACTCA